TTTCGGGCCTGCAAACCATTGACGGAATTACGGTCGCAGCAGGTGATCGGGTTTTGGTCAAAAACCAAACGACTCAGGCCAACAACGGCATTTATCTTGCAGCGGTAGGCCCATGGACTCGATCTCCTGACGCTGACGCATATTCCGAACTGGTGTCGGCCTTCCTGTTTGTGGAAAGCGGATCGACCCAAGCAGGGACTGCGTATTACTGCACAAGCCAACCAGGCGGCACATTAGGCACGACTCCGATCACTTGGAGCAACTTTTCTCTTGCTGGCGCTTATACGGCAGGCACAGGGTTAACCCTAGCGTCAAACCAGTTCAGCATTACAAATACTGGCGTTTCTGCCAATACTTACGGCTCGGCCTCAAGCGTACCTGTCGTGGCGGTCAATGCTCAAGGGCAGATCAGCGGCGTAACAAACACCACAATTGCCATTGCAAACACGCAAGTTTCGGGGCTGGGCACAATGTCCACCCAAAACGCAAACAATGTCGCAATCACGGGCGGGTCAATCACAGGAACGCCGATTAGCGGCTCTACGGTCGGTGGCACTACTATCACCGCCTCCACCCAATTTAGCGGCCCTGGCACGGGTTTAACAGGCACTGCAAGCGGTTTATCCATTGGGGGTAATGCGGCGACTGCAACCAGCGCCACAACGGCAGGGTCGGCGACCACCGCAACCACCGCGACAAATCTCGCAGGCGGGGCAGCAGGGTCGGTTCCATATCAGTCGGCATCCAGCACAACCGCCATGCTCGGCATCGGCTCAACAGGGCAAATATTGTCCGTGGTTGCTGGCCTGCCTGCATGGACTTCAATATCGGGCGCGGCGGTTACTTCATTCAGTGCAGGAACGACAGGGTTTACTCCATCCTCGGCAACCAATGGCGCAGTAACCCTTGCTGGAACGCTGAACACCGGCAACGGCGGCACGGGCTTGACCACGTTTACATCAGGCGGTGCGGTTTACGCCACATCCACTTCTGCGCTGACCACAGGCACTTTGCCGGTCGCATCGGGCGGAACTGGGGTGACAAGCAGTACAGGTTCGGGAAATAATGTACTGTCCACCAGCCCCACATTGGTAACGCCTGTTTTGGGTACGCCCACATCGGTGACGCTGACAAACGGCACGGGTTTACCCTTAACCACAGGCGTGACAGGAACGCTGCCAATTGCGAATGGGGGCACAAATGCGACAGCAACTCCGACTGCGGGCGCGGTTCCGTATGGCACGGGCACGGCTTATGCGTTTACTGCGGCAGGCACGACAGGCCAGGTCTTAACGTCTAATGGCTCGGGTACGCCAACCTGGTCAACGCCATCATCGGGAATTGCGATTACTGATGACACAACCACCGCGTCTGCGCTTTACCCTTTGTTTTCCACAGCGACAAGCGGCACAGTAACCACCGAATACACCAGTTCCACAAAGTACAAATACACGCCTTCCACCGGCACATTGGTGGCAACCGTATTTAGCGGATCGGGCGCAAGCCTAACTAACATTCCTAACGGAGCATTGACGAACTCAAGCGTTACCGTTGGATCAACCGCAATTAGCCTTGGCGGTTCATCAACTACTCTTGCTGGCTTGACTTCTGTAACGTCTACCACTTTTGTCGGCGCTTTAAGTGGAAATGCGTCTACTGCGACAAGCGCAACGACTGCCACAACCGCAGGAAATGTAACCGGCACGGTTGCAATTGCCAATGGCGGAACAGGTCAAACAACGGCTTCTACTGCATTTAATGCACTTTCTCCAATCACTTCAACTGGTGATTTAATACTTGGAACTGGTGTAAATAGCGCGGGACGACTTGGAATTGGTGCCAATGGCTATGTTCTTACGTCTAATGGAACAACCGCATCATGGGCAGCGGTAACAGGAACGGGAACAGTTACATCGGTAGCTGCAACAGTTCCTTCCTTTTTGTCAATAAGCGGAAGCCCAATTACAACGGCAGGCACATTGGCAATTAGTTACTCTGGAACGGCTTTACCTGTCGCAAATGGCGGCACGGGGCTAACAAGCGGAACATCGGGCGGTGTGCTTTATTACTCTGCCACAGGAACATTGGCATCGTCTGCTGCTTTGGCGGCAAGTTCATTGGTTGTTGGCGGTGGCGCAGGCGTGGCTCCAAGCACAATAACTACAGGAACAGGTGTCACAACTGCTTTAGGCGTAAATACTGGGTCTTCTGGCGCTTTTGTTGTTAATGGTGGCGTGCTTGGTACTCCTAGCAGCGGCACAGTTACCAACTTGACAGGAACTGCGTCAATAAACATAAACGGCACAGTCGGAGCAACAACTGCTAACACTGGTGCATTCACCACAGTATCAGCAACTGGCGTAATTACTTCTACATTGGCAACGGGTACAGCGCCATTTACTGTGGCAAGCACAACCCAAGTGGCAAACTTAAATGCTGCTACGGCTGGAACGGCGACAAACGCAACAAATATTGGTATTACGGAAGATACCAGCACAACTTCATCGGTTTACCCTGTTTGGGTGACTGCAAACACCGGCAATTTGCCCGCAAAGACAACTTCCACTAAACTTAGTTTTAAGCCAAGCACAGGCGCTTTAACTGCCTCGCAACTTATAATTGCACCATAAGGAAAAATCATGGGTACTTTAACATTCCAAGCAACTTTAGGCGGGTCTGTAAACCTGTCAGGCCCAAATACCGCTTCAACGGTTACCTTTACCCTTCCCAGTGCAGATGGAACTGCAAACCAGGCTTTAACAACAAACGGTAGCGGAACGCTTGCATTTGGAACAGTTTCTTTAACCACAGGAGTTACTGGAACATTGCCAGTAGCAAACGGCGGTACAGGTGTAACAACTTCAACTGGATCAGGTGCAAATGCGTTGGCAACAAGCCCAACATTGGTAACACCTATTCTTGGAACGCCAACATCGGGAACATTAAGCAATTGCACAGTAGATGGCACAAATTCGGTCGGCTACCTTAACATTCCACAAAATAGCCAATCTGCTGCTTACACATTGGTTTTGGCAGATGCTGGCAAACACATTTATCACCCAACAACAGACGCAAATGCACGGACGTTCACAATCCCAGCAAATAGCAGCGTTGCATATCCAATTGGTACGGCTATCACGTTTATCAACATGACAAGCCAGGTGGTAACAATTGCAATTACCACGGACACAATGTATCTTTCTAGCGCAGGAACTACAGGTTCACGTTCATTAGCCCAATACGGTTCTGCTACAGCCATTAAAATTACTTCAACATCTTGGTTAATTTCTGGGAGTGGTTTGACATGAGTGGCGCGCTTCAAGCGGTATTTCAAAACCAAAGAAGTTTTGGAACGGCTCCGGGTCAACAAGCGTATACAGCTTCTGGATTATATTCTTGGGTGGCTCCTGCTGGCGTGACTTCAGTTTCTGTTGTAGTTGTTGGCCCCGGAGATAACGTAATCAGCGATGGAACTAGGGGCGGGGCTTTAGCCTATAAAAATAACTATACTGTTATACCCGGTAATTCTTATGCCGTTAGAGTTTATGCAAACTCTACAAATAGATGTTATTTTGTGGACACCGCAACAGTAAGTGCAGGCGTGGGTAGTAACAGAACAGGAGATGGGGGAGGTGATGGTGGAACATCAAACGTAAGCGGCGCTGGCGCAGGAGGATATGCGGGTAGCGGCGGTAATGGGGTCGCTGCAACATTTGGCGGGAATCCCGGAAATGACGGTGCAGGCGGCGGTGGTGGTTCTGGTGGAACTTCTATAACTAATAATGCAGGGTCAGGCGGCGGTGGTGTTGGGCTACTAGGTCAAGGCAGCAACGGCGCTGGAGGCGCAATTGCTAGTGGTGGAGGCGGCGGTTCTGGAGGAGCTTCTGGTGCAAATCTTAGTGGTACTTCCGGAGGGGCTGGAGGTGCATATGGTGGTGGTGGTGGTTTTAACGATAATCTTACTACTGGTGGGGCTGGCGCAGTTGGTGCTGTTCGCATTATTTGGCCCGGCACTACTCGCAGTTTCCCATCAACTAACACGGGCGATCTTTAAGGAAAAATTATGTGGATTAACGAACAAACTCAAGGCATCTTTACTCTTCATACGGATATTCGTTATGAATGCTGGAAAGAGGGCAAACAACTTCCCGGTATTCTGACAGATGAAATACTGGCAGAAAATGGCTACGCATTGGTAACGCAAGTTCCCGTACCGTTTGATTGGATTACCGAAAAACTTGTGGCACGATCTCCGGTCAAAGGTGATGCTGGTTGGACGCAAACATTTGATGTCGTACCGCTTGAGGCTGCAATTATTGCTAATAATAGAAATATTGTAGAAGTTCAGAGAATAGAAAGCATTAAGGCTGAATTAGCCAAAGGTAATGCAGAGATTATTGAAGCAATGCTTGAAGGCAATCAAGAACTTATAGATGCGTGGAAATTAAAAGCAGCACAATTAAAAGCGCAACTTTAAAAAGAATTGTGTTTGTTGACCGCGCGAATTCTTCCACAATCATTAGAAGCAACAATGGCTGAAAAATGGATTCAAAAGGCAATCAATAAAATAAACGTTTTACATGGGATGAATCAACAACATTATGGATTTAAAAAATAATTAATGATTACAAAATGGAAAATTCTTGATATTTCCGTGGAAGGCGAGGCAATAACCTACGCCAAATATCACGTTTGGGCGACAGATGAAACAAATGTGGTTGAAACTGAGGGAAATTGGGAGTTTGACAAGTTCAGCATTAAGACGCCTTACGCCAAGGTTACTGAGCAAAATGTGATTGATTGGATCAAAGACGGAGCAACGCAATACGGGAAAAATGTAATAGAATCACGACTAGAGGAACAATTGGCGCTTCTAAGCAAGACGAAATCTATTGTGCCTCCGTGGAAACCGCCCGTGTTTACCTGGAGTAGCAATGGCACAGCCAATTGAAATAGTATCAAGAGCATTAAAAGACATCGGCGCGTTGGAAGCCGGTGAAACGCCTACGCCTGATGCGGCGCAAGATGCGTTTGATATGCTCAACGATATGTTGGATCAATGGTCTAACGAAGATATGATGGTCTACAACTTCACGGAAATTATCTTTCCCGTGGTTGGTGGACAAACTCAATACACCATTGGCCCAGGCGGTTCTGTCGGCTCAAGTTTTACCGGCTCAATTACTGGCAACATCCTGACCGTCACCGCGATTACATCGGGCGCAATCACGCTTAACCAAACTCTGTCAGGCACAGGGATTACCGCAGGCACAAGCATTGTGTCGTTTATCAGCGGTGCGGGTGGCAATACATTGGAAGTTGGTACATACCAAGTCAATATCTCGCAAACGGTCGCCAGCACGACAATTTCGGGCTACTATCAAAAGCCTTTGCGCGTCAATTCGTCCTTTGTGCGGATTAACACAACGTCCAATGGTCAGCCCATTCTTGGCGGTGGCCTTGACTATCCCGTGGCAGTTCTAACCCTTGACGATTACTCATTGATTGGCTTAAAAACCCTCAATGGCCCGTGGCCCAAGGCGTTGTATTACAACCCTGGCGACACATTGGGAAATCTGAGCGTTTGGCCTAATCCTGCGCAAGGCGAGATGCACATCTTCACGGATACCATTTTTGCTCGATTCACCACAATGTATGACATCATGCGAATCCCGCAGGGTTACGTCAACGCGCTGCGCTGGTGTCTTGCTGAACGTCTTATGCCTATGTATGGCAAGGTAAGTCCCACACAAATTGGCATGATTTCCAAGTTTGCAGGTGAAGCCAAGGCGACAATCAAGCGCACAAATATGCGCCCACAAATGGTTTCGCGTTATGCAGATGCCTTGCTTACTGGACGTTCTAAGGATGCTGGCTGGATTTTGACCGGCGGCTTCTTGCGTTAAAGGACTGCCATGCCCGAATTCGGATTTATTGGCCCAAGTTACGAAGCACCATCGATTTATCAAGAATCGCAGGAGTGTATTAACTTTTTCCCCGAAATTGACCCACTCAAAGAGGGTGGCGTTCGGGGTGTTGTGGCGCTTTATCCGACACCTGGCTTAACCCTTGAGGCGGTGCTAAATAACGCTGAAGTGCGCGGCCTGCGTACTTTGTCAGGCGGCAGTCAGATGATTGCGGTCTGCGGCTCCTATGTTTACGTCTTTACGTCAAACCTGTCAGCAACCGTAGTCGGCATTCTCAATTCGTCCTCGGGGCGTGTTGGCTTATCTGACAACGGAATTAACGCCTACATCGTAGACGGAGCCTACCGCTACACATGGCGCATTTCTAGCCCCGCAAACGCCGTTTTTACGGGTTCTATCAGCGGGACAACCCTGACGGTTACGGCAGTCAGCAGCGGCACGATTACAGCCCACCAATCCCTTACAGGTATCGGCATCACCGCAGAGACGGTTATTACCGCTTTAGGATCGGGAACAGGCGGGACAGGTACTTATACGGTCAATCTTTCCCAGACCGTATCAGCAGAAACAATGTCATCTGCTGCGGTAGGCGCTCGATTCACCGCAACTATTTCTGGCACAACCCTCACGGTGTCCGCAGTAGCAAGCGGGACAATTTACCTTGGTCAAACCTTACAAGGTGCTGGCATTACAGCAGGCACAATCATTAAGGCGTTGGGTACAGGAACTGGTGGGACGGGTACTTATACGATCAGCACCGCCCACACCATCGTTAGTGGCATCACAATGTATGCGCTGAATTTCAGCGTATTGCCAAGTTCGGACGGCGCGTTTAGTGGCGGCTCATCGGTGGACATTGTGGACAATTACTTTGTCTACAACAACCCAGGCACTCAGCAATGGGGTTCGTCTGATCTTTTAAGCCCGATTTCGTCCTCTACGTCCTACGCACTCAAAGACGGTGCGCCTGATAAGCTGGTCGCCCTTATTGTTGACCACCGAGAAGTTTATTTGATGGGTGAGGCATCGTCTGAGGTTTGGACGGACGTTGGTTCAGTTCCTTTCCCTTTCCAGCGTATCCCTGGAACGTCTACCCAGCACGGTATTGCTGCCCAATTCTCGGTTGCCCGCCTCGGCAATTCCTTTGCCTACGTTTCCCGAAACAATCGGGGTCAAGCGCAGATCATGCAAATGGAAGGGTATATCCCCAAAAGGATTTCTACCCATGCAGTCGAGAATACCTTAACGAATCAATACATTGACGATGCTATTTCGTACACCTACCAATTGGAAGGCCACGAAATCTACGTCACAACATTCCCGACTTTGAATCTGACATGGGCCTATGACTCCACGACAACCATGTGGCATAAATGGCTTGGCATGGCCTCTGATGGCACTTATATGCGTCATTGGAGCAATTGTGCTGCATCGTTCCAAGGATTGGTTTTAGTTGGGGATTACTCCAATGGCAAGATTTATTCATTAGATAAAAAGAACTATACCGACAACGGAACAAACGTCCGCAGGGTGCGCCGTGCGCCTCACTTGGTGT